AAAATGATGCAGGGTATAGATCCAGAAATTTGTAAACTATGCACCAACGAAGAAAATAACGGAATTGGATCAAAGCGTGACTGGAGTAAACTCAAATACCCAGATGTTTGGAGCAAAGCATTAACCCATACACAACCAGACGGTAGTATTAATGACGAAGACTTTCCTATTACGTATTACGATCTAAGATTTGGTAACAAGTGTAATCTCAAATGTCGTAGTTGTGGGCCCACTGACAGTAATTTATGGTATGAAGATTGGTACAATACACACGAAGATCACAAGTTTGATGTTAGAGGACACGACAACGTAGAAATTATAAAATTAGAAGATGGAACATTTACTGTGCCAGGTGTATTTGATTGGCACGAAACAGAAGAAAATACAATGTGGTCTAAGATTATAACAGATCTTCCTAATATTGATAGATTTTATTTTACTGGTGGCGAACCAACTATTAATATTAAACATCGCAAATTATTACAGGTTTGTATTGATTTAGATATTGCAAAAAATATTGATTTAGACTACAATACAAATATGGCAGGCATACCTGGTTCAGTGTTTAAACAATGGAGACATTTTAAAAGTGTTGGGCTAGGAATGAGTATTGATGGAATATATGAACACTTTGAATATATACGTAACCCAGGTAGATGGAAAGTGGTTCAGAAAAATCTAAATCGTATTGAAAAAGAAAAAGACTTTAGTAATCTATCTGCCGCCTTTACACTAACATTGAGTACTATGAATGTACTACATGTGTTAGATATGATATGGTGGATGAGAGAACAAGATTGGAAGAAGATTGATAAGAGGATGGTTATACATAACTTGTATGGGCCACCGCATCTTAACGTTCAAAATCTTCCTGAAGATGCAAAAGATTCAATAGCAAAACGCTACAACCAATTTATGGATATGATGAAAGAAAAGTATAGTGATCGAAAAGATCTAGCAGATACACATACGATCTGTCAGAGATTACAAGCTGTACTAGATCACATGTTCGCGAAAGAGCATGATCCAGAAATATGGAAGAAATGGTTTATTGAAGCTGACAAGTACGACAAACAACGCAAAGAAGACTGGAGATATACATTACCAGAAATTGCAGAGTTGTTAAAGGAAACAAATGAAAAAAGTGCCAGAAGATCTAGAGTTAAACTTGCGAAAGCAGGTAAAAAATAATCCAGCATTTTGCATTATGCCATTTAATCACAGCTATGTGACGACTACAGGCAGTGCTAACTTATGTTGTATCGCCGATTGGGGTAATCCAATTGAAGAAAACGTTGCGGGTAAAGATCTGCTAGAAATTTTTAGAGGTGATGAATATAAACGTATTAGAACAAATATGCTTAAAGGCATTCAAGAAGAACGTTGTTATATATGTTACGCACAAGACAAAGACGGAGGTGCTGGCAGTGACAGAGTGAGTCAAAATGAACGCTTTCTAGAATATCTTGGAGATGATTTTGAATTAGATATCGATGTACAATTTCCAACTTGGAGCGATTTGCGTCCTGGAAGAATGTGTAATTTTGGCTGTAGGATGTGTTGGGGTGCAGTTAGTACAACCATTGACGAAGAAAACAGAGCACATCCAGAAACACAAGATATAACTTGGGATAAGCCAATTGATGTTGACGAATGGTTAGATGATCCTATTGCTTTTGAAAGTGTAAAAGAATCTGTTAAAAATATGGATGTACTAAAACTTGCTGGCGGTGAGCCGCTGTTTATGCCCGGTGTTATCAAACTATTAAAGTGGTGTGTTGAATCAGATAACACACATGTTGCACTTGATATTACAACCAATGGTAGTCGTACTAAAGGTAAAGTAATAAAGATGCTGAGTAAATTTAACGAAGTTTTTATACAGTTTTCAATGTGTGGAATTGGATATACCAATGATTACATCAGATACGGAGCAGACTGGAATGAATTAGACGCCGCATACAAGCAATATAACAAAGCTGATAATATTGGCCTTAATTTATTAGCTACTGCACAGATTTATAATATTTTTGATTTGGTTAACATAATTAAATACTGGTATGAAAATGGAGCACAAAACAATTTAATTTTTAATGTGGTCAACTATCCAGAAGACCAAAGATTTGATTTGTTACCCAAGGATATGAGATTAAAAATTGCAAATGAGTTAGAAGAAGCAATGCACAAGTATGTTCCTACTCGGTTGCACAGTGTATCTAGACTAGATCATATTATATCAAAGTTGAGATTAGATTTTGATCCAGAAGACATTAATAAAAACAGAATACGTTTAGCTAAACGAACAGAAATGTATGATCGTATTAGAAAGCAAGATATTGGACTAGTCCATCCCGAGTTAGAAAGGCTTTGTTCAGAATGGCTACCGACGACAGTATAAATCCGTTTGACAGTGGCGATAGAGATCAAGTCATTAAGACTATGATTAGGCATGACAATAGCCATTTGGGGAAAAATGCATTAGATGTACAAGACCCTAAGTTTGTAGAGCACTTCAATGATCAATACTATATACAACATCCAGAACATAGAACATATGCCTACTGGAGTGAACTAACTCCTAAACGCACAGGAGGCAAAACAGTTACACTAGTAACTCCTCCAAGTTGGGGTGTAATGTTTCCTCCGTATAGTAGTGCTAGACTAACTGGGTTACTTAGACACTATGGATATGCTGTACAGGTATTTGATACCAATATTGATTGCTATCATTTTGTTAAAAATAATCAAGGTAAAGATTAGTGGAACAGTATATATTTCTTCAGTTGGGAAAGACCTCAATATCAAGAGCAAGTTCATCCAACTATTTTACCTATACTAGATGATCATGTAGAAAAAATAGTAGCAACAGACTGTGATATAATAGGATTTAGTGTTTATCAAAGTAGTTTAGAAGCTAGTATGTACATGATTGAGCAAGTAAAAAAGAAACGTCCGGAAGCACGTATTGCAGTGGGTGGCCCTGAAGCATTTAATAGTTGGTTTTTATCTAAAATGCAAGACGAGATGAACTTTGACATTGGTATGATCGATTTTGTAATACAAGGTGAAGGTGAACAAGAACTGTTAACACTATTAGAAAATTTACACGAATTTCCTAAACAACACGACCCTTATGTTATGGGAGGATTTAAAAGTAGATTAGATTTAGATAGCTTACCATTTCCAGACTATGACGATTTTGATCTAAGTCGTTATGACCATCCAGACGGTGCTAGTATTGAGACTTCACGTGGGTGTGTTGCTAAATGTAGTTTTTGTGCTGAAACACATTTTTGGAAATTTAGATATCAAAAAGCAAATCGTGTTATTGAAGAAATGAAATACCAGATCAGTAAGTATGGGATTCGAAGATTTTGGTTTGTAGATAGTTTAGCCAATGGTGCGTACACAGAATTTAAAAACTTGGTTCACGCTATCATTGACGAAGGCCTAGATATTCGTTGGAATAGTTATGCACGTAATGATGGTCGCATGGACTTAGATTTATTTAAAAAGATACACCAAAGTGGGTGTACTGTTCTTAGTTTTGGTGTTGAAAGTGGAAGCCAAAAAGTTCTTGACGATATGCAGAAAAAAGTAAAAATATGGGAAATAGAAAATAACTTGCGTGACGGTCGCATTGCAGGCATGACTAATCACTGCAACTGGATAGTTGGATTTCCCACCGAGGGTAAAGAAGAATTTTTACACAGTTTAGAATTGTTGTATAACGTTCGTAAAGATATGTATGCTATCTCACCAGGGTATACATGTGGAGATGCGCCGTTTAGTGATATGCAATTAAATTGGCGTAAGTATAAAATTACATGGAAAGAAGGACCTAGCGATATGAACTTCTTGGGTAAATGGTATACAGACGATTATGAAAATACCATGGTACATCGTTACATTAGATTAAAGCTAACAAATATATGGCTAAACATGAGTATAACACAAGCCGATGGTACAGTTATTAACACACAGTACAGACCCAGTTTGGAAAATAGTTATAGTATTGAATGGAATAATCCTAAACAGTTTGTTGAACGAATTGAACAAGAAAAGCACAACTTTAATTATTGGACTGGCGATAGTGTACAAGAAAAATTTAGTGCTGACTTAGCAAATGAATATATTCCGTACATTTGGGTAATGTGGGAAACCATGGGCGGCTTTAAATTTGAAGTAGACATTAATCCAGATGTAGACTTTGAAGAGTTTGGAACATTTGTAACAGCACCATACTATGGCAACTGCAAAGCACAAGTGTCAGATAACGGACAGTGTACTATAACTATTACTCATTATTTTGAACATAGAACGCTCACTGATGATAATGATATTGCTAAGATTGAAGTTAAAAGAGAAGATATGTCTTTTCCTAGTATTGAATACACATTTAGTGGAAACATTAACTACTTTGATCCGCAAAAAGAAGGAGTATAAGTAATAACATGCCAGCCAAAGTAATATTCAGTTTAAACAACGGAGTAGACGGAGAGATTGTTCTCCGTGATAATCTCTTTATGGACTTTTGGAAGTTTGTATTTAAACAAAACAATAAAAAAGTAGGACCTAGAAAAGACAAAATGCCTAATGCATGTTTTACTAAAACAGGCCCTGACATTGACATTGCTATAAAAGAACAATACGACAGAACAGTAGACCAAAGAGCAGAGTGTGTAGATCGTGTTAATCATGCTATTTTACAACTTGAACAAGCGACTGGCGAAAAATGGAACAGTGGCCATCTTAGTATAAATTCATGGACAGAAGATTGCAATAGGGTTCATAGGGGTTTTACTACATTTTGCTTAACTCATTGTACAGATCAACTTGGTCTGAGTGAACAAGAACAACGTACCTTAAAATATGATCATCCTGATTTACATGCGGCTGGTTGGTTGTATATGAAATCAATAAAACCGTCACTTAAACGAACCATTGGTGAAGAATATGTATATTTTAATACTGTTATAGAACCTCTACTACATGAAGTAAATGCATATGTTCATCATTTGGAAAATATATGCATAGTAAGTAAGAGGGTTTTTGAACTTGCTAATGCTTATCTTACTAGTGAAAATATTGAAGATTGTTGGTTTCCTAATTTAGATTGGAATTCAAAACAAGCTGACGGAGTTACTGATGCTGGAAGAATAGATTATAATTATGCTGATTTGGCTCAGCAAACAATAGCAACTGATGAATTGTACAGTAGTGATCCTAAATATAATGTATATGATTTAAAAAACATACTAGGCAAAGACTATGAAAAAGCCTGGTTTGATTATGATGACCCTCGTAATTGGGACGTAACAAACACGTTTAATACTTCTAAAGGTGGCTTTGAAATACGTCCTCATCAAAGTATGCTGACTAAAGATTTTATAAAACCTTGGATTGATAGTTATAATCATTTTCCAACAGACGACCCTCTTGTTTCTCCAATTGCTATTGGTGCTATTGATTATCAATGGTTAAAGAGCAACTGTTTTAATTTGGGGCAAGAGGGAAATATAGAAGCAAGAAATAACTTAGGAATAGTTAAAACAGATCTAATCGAGTAAAGGAAAGACATGCTAGGAGCTAAAATATCAAATGAGGAATACAGAGAAAGATTCCTAACCGACGAGTATATTAAAGATAAAAGATTTGACAGTAAGATTGTTGACAACTTTTTAAGTGATGCAGAATTGGACATATTTGACCAAGCAAGTAAAAGTGAGCATATACATTATGTACATGATACTAGTGCACCAGAGCATGTGCCTACAGTAGCACACTATAATATTTTTAGTGACTTTTACAACAACCCTGCTTGGAGCCATCTAGTAGAAATTATGCAACCAAAATTACAAGCACATTTTGGTGATGATATTATGGCAAGTCATATACATGTATTAGATAGTAAATTTCCATACGGAGTACACAATGATGCTGAACAAGCAAGTTTAGAAATAGCACCAGATCCAGCCTGGACACTAATTATTCCATTTGAGGATTATAACAGCAAGACATATGTATTCAATGAACGTAGCCCATATAAGAATCCAGTTGAGATGGCGGAAAAATTAGGAATTGATCCATATGAGAATCCAGCAGTTGACGAAGATACATGGGAAAAAGATTTTAAACCATTTACAGGCTTTAATGTACTACAATATCTGACTGTAGAAACTACATTCAAATGGAAGAAAGGTAGTTGTTTTGCCGCAGACAGATTTAAATATCATTGTAGTGATAACTATTTTAATCACGGACTAGACGGAAAACGTGCAATTATAATTTGGACATCTAGAAAGAGCTAATATGAACGATACAGATTTGATATTTTTTACTGGCGTGCCTGGCAGTAAATGGAGTGGCATTGCCAGAGAAATAAAACAAGATCCCCGGTATGATACCAGTGACAGAGCACCACACAGAGTTTATGAGCATAACGAATTTAGTGGACACAAAGAGAGTTACTTTGGTACCGGAATGGAGTTTCCTGTTGATCTTAATATAGAAAACTTACTAGCACCATTTAATAGCACAGGTATTAAATTACTAATGAGCCATGAGTGGCCCTACTACTTTGATCAGATTATCAATCAATATCCCACTGCAACTATTAAACTGGTGTACAGACCAAATGATGCGAGCTTAGATTGGTGGCTTAAAGCAGGCGGGTTCGATATTACATATCCCAACTATGATTGGTATGTTGATGAAGCTGGCATGCGAAAACAAATTGCACAACAGAACAAATTAATACTTGACTTTGCCCAAGAACATATGTTACAATGGGTACAACATAATAAACACAATGACGTGTTTTTAACAGAGTATAAACCGTATGAATCATAAAATTTTACACAAACTTGAACAAGTTATACATACCAGTCCTCAATTGTTACGCAACCCTGACACTCTCAGACAAGCAATACAAGGTACGTTTGATGTTGAGCTAGAAGATGTGGATTATCATAATATAGGTGAACTAGTAGACAGAATAGACGATAAAGTACTTGCTCGTTATTTTGGCGAAGTGTGGCAGGGCCATATGAAAAAGTTCAAGTATAGTGGACTTACACTAATAGATGAAGTAAACAGTCTCAAACCAAGACGTGTGCTTGACATTGGTTGCGGATATCACGAATTCAAAGGCAAAATTCACAATCTTGTGGGAATAGATCCTTACAATAAAAAATCTGACTATCAAGTTAAACTATTGGACTATCATCCTAAAGAAAAGTTTGACGCTACACTAGCACTAGGTTCAATTAACTTTGGTAGTACTGATAAAATATTTGCTGAATTAGAGCATGCAGTCAGTTTGTGTAATCCGGGTGCAGTAATGTTCTTTAGAGCAAACCCTGGACTACCGCATGACAAAGATGAATCAACTTGGATTAGTTTTTATCCTTGGGACGCTAATTTTATTGTAAACTGTGCAGATCAACTTAATGTTGATATTTTAGATCTCAGAACTGATACACATAAAAATAGATTGTACTTTGTTTGGCGTACTAAATAGATATACATTATTACTAACGCTCTATAGCAGAAGTTCAGTAATAAATTTTCATTAAATTTTTTATTACGCAGTCTACTCGGCTGTGGATTCGCTATGGAGAGATTATAATGCTAGAATCTATTGCAATATTATTTGCAGGTATATTATATGGATTAATAATAGGAATTATTCCTAGTGCAGGAGCAAGCACAGGATTAATTGCACTATTTGGATTTATTAGTTACTTTGCATATGACCCTTATTTGGGTGTTATTTTTATAATGGCTGTAGTAGCCGCAAGTACAACTGGAGATAGTTTTACTGCAATCCTATTAGGTATTCCTGGTGCAAATAGTGCCGCGGCTACTATGGTAGACGGATTTCCTCTTGCACAAAAAGGCAGAGCAGGATATGCTATTAGTGCCGCAGTTACAACTAGTACAGTAAATGGATTGCTATGGCGTTGTTTAGTATTTTTATTACTTCCGTGGTACACTAACCTAATATACATATTTGGTATTCCAGAACTGTGGGCGTTTACATTACTTGCACTAGCAACTGTAGGATTTTTAAGTAATCAATATTGGCTACGTAGTATATTGGCTATTGCATTCGGAATACTAATAGGAATGGTGGGTGTTAATCCAGATAACAATGAACCGAGAATGACAATGGGATGGTTTTATTTAGAAGATGGCATACAGATTATGGCAGTTGCCGCAGGTTTGTTTGCTATACCAGAACTTACAAGAGGTTTGTTTTTAAAACATAGTACTGCTGATAGTCAAATTCGTAAAGGAGAACTATGGGCAGGAATAAAAGCAAGTTGGGATAATAGATGGCTTGCATTGCGTGGAGGATTCATTGGTGCATTTATTGGGTTACTTCCAGGACTTGGAGGACAAATGGCAGACTGGATGGCATATGGTCAAGCAGTAGCCGCTAATCCAAAAGAGAAATTTGGTAACGGTAACATCAAAGGTGTTATAGGACCAGAAGGTGCAAACAATGCACAAAAAGCAACAAGCATGATTACTACTGTTATATTTGGAATACCCGGAGCAAAATTTGCCGCCATACTTATGAGTTTGTTTATGTATCTGAATATTGAACTAGGTACACCTGATATAGCAGATGATACTCAGTTGTTCACAGCCATGACATTTGGCTTTTTAGGAGCAACTGTAATTGTTGCATTAATTTGTATGTTACTAATTAAACCAATTAGTAAACTAGCCGCAGTGCCATACAAATATTATTTTCCAGTACTATTAGCATTGATAATTTTTACTTCAATGCAATACACTGGTGGCTGGGAAGACTTAGCAATGTTAGCAATATTTTCTTGTATAGGATTTACTATGCGACATTTTAAATTTAGTCGACCTGCATGTTTAATAGGATATATCTTAGCAGAAAAAGTTGAAGGACTAACACTACAGATAACAGGGTTATATACTCTAGACACATTGATCACCAGACCAATATTCATGACACTAATAGTAATTACCATTGGTGTATTTTTATACAGCATATTTAGAAAAGGAAGGATAGACTATGCATAAAAGTTTACTAACACTAGTAGCATTACTAGGATTTACAACATCAGCACTGGCTGATTATACAATGATTGTTCCACAAAAGCCAGGTGGTGGAACAAGTCAATGGGCACAAATTGTTGCCACAGAGATGGAAAAATATTTAGATGGAGAGAAGATTATTCTCAAGCATATTAAAGGTGCAAGAGATATTCCAGGCTTTAACAAATTTCATAATGAATTTAGATTTGATGATAAAACACTTATGGTCAGTAACGGAGGAAACGGTATAAGTTTTCTTAACGAAAAAGTTGACTACAACTATAAAGATTACGATAGTATCGGTCTTATGAATCTAAATATTATTACCGCAGTATTCGGAGACCACGATCCATACGGTGATACACCTACTTCGTTTAGTGGTGGTGGCGGAAAAATTCCTGAGGGAATTGCAATGACATTACTAAAGTGTGGTAACTTACCAAGTACAGAAGCATATATTGCTTGCTTTAAAGAAAAAGTAAACTGGATTAAAGGTATGAAAGGTAATGAAAGACGTTTAGCATTTAAGCGTGGAGAACTACATGGTACTAGAGAAAATCCTGCAAGTTTCAAAAAGCATGTACAGCCAGTGATCGACAAAGGTGATGCACGTCTTTGGTTCCATCATGGTATTCTACAGTCAGACGGTACACACGCAGATGATCCAAACTATCCACGTATTCAAATGGAACAACAGTTTGTAGATATGTATGGTGAAGAGCCAAGTAGCGATTTATATGATGCGTATAAACTTGCAAAATCATTTCGCGATGGTTTACAAAAAGCAATCTGGGTTAACAAAGACAATCCAAACAAAGCAAAACTTATTGCTGTTTTAGAAAAAGTAGCAAACAATCCTGAGTCAATTAAAAAGATTCAAAAGAAAGTTGGCAAGTACGAGTGGATGCTTGGTGATGCAGGTAATGCACAAGTTGACACATTAATGACATTTGTTACATCTGATTCATTAAAAACACTAGTACAATTTAATACTAAAGCATTTGGTATCAAAGCAGTATACAAATCAGAGTTAGTAAAGTAATGGCAAACATTTTAGTAATCAGTGGCCCGCAAGGTACTGGTAATCATGTGTTTAGTAAAGTCTTATCCATGCACAGTAATGTGCATGGCTGGGACCAACTACTGCGTGAGTACTGGATTAATCACGACAATGCCCCGTTCAAAGATATTTGGAATACACCTGAAAACATTGACAAATATAACTGGACAGAGCATGAGAACTATGTGCTAAGTGTTAGCGGTCCTTATGTTGATAAAGACAAAGACGGCGTAAGACATACAAAGTATCCTAACTATAAAGAAGTATTGCGTAGGCTTAATGAAAAAGGTAATTTGCAAGTTGGCATTATTGGCAGAGACCAAAACATTACTGCACAAAACCAATTACGCAAGCGTGGTGTTGAGAGTTTGCATAACTACTTAAATAAGATCGAAGATATTATTGAGTATCGACATACGTTTTTAAGTGTTGAATTGCTTTACATGTTTAGACATCAGTATGTCAAAAGTCTTAACAGCGTACTAGATATTCCTGTAGATTATACCAATGAACGTTTGCACTACATACTTAACAAAGATCCAAATGCAAAGTATGTACACAGTGTAGAGCATAGTTGGCTAGATAGACGTAGAAACGATGTAGGACATATGATTGATGGCAGTGTACCTCATATAGAAAAGGATACTATATAAATGAAACATCAAACCAATTGGAATAAAACACTAGCTAATCCTGATGATTATCCTAGTAGTTGGGACTGGACTGTAGCACACAGTGAATATCATTTTGATAATACAATACAAGACCAGCCTGGTGATTGGTTTGATATAATAGGCAGATTCGAAGGCGACTGGAAAGAAGAACGTGACAGACTTGTAGAAGCAACACATCCTGTAAATTGGGCAACACGTAAACATTTTGCACAAAAGAAAAAAGATCCAGAAATGCTGTCACAAGAATAATATGATATTCAACAAGCCGGTGGTGATCCAAAAGGTCTAATGTTGACTAATAAAAATAGTTTTTCAAATTGGTCAGACTATCCTACACTGTATAAAATGATGGACTACTTTAAACTTACAAGTGATGGCGTCAGTTTAGTTAAATGGCAAGCACATATACAGATGACAGGACAAATGTTTAATATGCACATTGATAAACTGTGGGATAGATGTCCAGACGATCCAGAGCGTATTGTACGTATTACAATCATGTTAGATGATTGGACACCAGGACATTTTTATATGTATGGTAATTGTATGTATGATAAATGGAAAGCAGGTGACGTACACATATTTGACTGGAGTAATGTCCCTCATTGTACAGCTAATGCAAGTAGTCATCCTAGAGCAGTATTACAAATGACTGGTTTAAAAACGGAACGTACACAGGAATTGATAGACAATGCAAATCCAAACAACGTTTTTACAATATGATTATATTAATTTGTGGCGAAGAAGGATCAGGTAAAACAACACTAGCAAAACCATTTGCTGAACTTATAGGTGCAGTATATGTAAACAAAGATAGTTATGATGGTGACCTACGTGCATACATAGATGGCATTGCTAGCACAGAGAAGACAGTAGTAGTTGATAAAAGATGTAAACTACAATCAAGTATAGATCAAATAGACCCTGATTATGTTGTATGGATGGATACTGTTGATAAAAAGATTCAAACGCCTAGCCGTGTAGATTATCATGTATCTAAATGGTTTGATGACACACATCAACAGTTAATGCCAGTTGTACAACGATATATGGAAAAGAAGAATAAATGATTACATGGGGTTGGTCAGGTATGGCACATGATGCTAGTTTAGCAGTGTTTGATAACAAGCAACTGATGTTTGCCTCACATGCAGAACGATATAGTAGAATAAAAAATGACAAGAATCTTAATCGTGGTATATTAATTGATGCACTATATCATGGTATGCCTGATGAAATTTTCTTTTATGAAAGACCCTGGTTAAAGAAAACAAGACAGTTATATGCTAAACAGTACAACCTACTAACTAAACCTTCTCCAAGAAGTGTTCTCGGTGAACTGTATAAAAACCCGCCACGCATACGCACAACAACACATCACCACAGCCATGCGGCTGGAGGCTACTTTACCAGTCCGTTCGATGATGCCGTAATACTGTGCATAGACAGTATAGGTGAGTGGGAAACAATTAGCATATGGACAGGTGAAGGTAATCAATTAAAAAAACTATGGAGTCAAAGTTATCCTAACAGCATAGGCATATGGTACAGTGGCATGACACAGCGTATAGGCTTAAAGCCACAGGAACATGAATACATACTCATGGGTATGGCGGCTGTGGGAGATCCTGATAAACATTATAAACTAATTAAAGATGATTTTATATTAAAGATGCCCACAATGCAGGACGGTAAAACTGTGTTTTTACGCAACTGTCACAGAGGTTGTATGAATTGGCGACCTTTACTAAACAGTGTACAAGACTATGCAGATATAGCCGCCGCTGTACAGCGTATATACGAAGAAATATTTTTAGGACTAATAAGACACACAGCGTACCTCACCAATGGTCGTAAAAAGAATCTGGTACTCACAGGAGGTTGTGTATTAAACTGTGTTGCAAATCCAATTGCACATACACATTTTGATAACGTATGGATCATGCCTAATCCTGGTGATGCCGGCAGTGCAATTGGTTGTGTGCTTGCTCACAAAAGCGAACACATAGAGTGGCCCGGACCATATTTGGGACACAATATACAAGGAGAATATCCAGTTGAAAAAGTTATACACGAACTACAAACCAACAAAATTACTGCCGTTGCGGCTGGTAGGGCTGAGTTTGGTCCTCGGGCTCTTGGCAACCGTAGTATTCTTGCTGATCCCCGCGGAGATAATGTCAAGTCGCTTGTTAACAGCATTAAACAACGAGAGTCATTTAGACCATTTGCGCCAGCAATCCTTGAAGAACATGCGTCAGATTATTTCGACGGCTTCACAGGTCCGTATATGCAATACACAGCAACGTGTAAAGATCCTACTTCGTTTCCAGCAATCGTCCACTACGATGACACAAGCAGAGTTCAGACAGTATCTAAAGACGATAATACAGGATTCAGAAAACTGTTAGAGTGTTGGTATGAACTAACAGGTTGTCCCATGTTGCTTAACACCAGCTTAAACATCAAAGGTGAACCACTAGTAAATACTAGAGAAGATGCACAGCGTTGGAGTTCACAGTACGGAGTAGAAGTATGTTTGGCAGAATAAAATATTTTTTACTATACCCATATTATAGATATAAAGAAAAACAAAGAATAAAAAAACGTTTAGAGGAACTACGTAAAAAAGATCCTTTTATATATGAATGATTGACAAATTATAGATATCATGTACAATAAACTTACGGAGAACTGAATGTTAGATGTTGTTCAGATTAGCTATCATGAGCCATATGCTGATGATAACTTTGAACTATTAAAATTATTTGCACCCTTAGCTAAACGTGTGCAAGGTGTTAAAGGCATATTCGATGCCCACAAAGCCGCGGCTGAAATAGCCGAAACACAAAACTTTTATGTAATCGATGCTGATGCTATAATAGATGAACAGTTTAATTTTAAGTTTAGACCAAACCCAAACAAAGAACAATGGCCCGGCGTATATGAAAGTGAATGTGTGTATGTATGGCGTAGTCAAAATCCAGTTAACGATTTATTATATGGCTATGGCGGCGCTAAACTGTTTCCACGCAAAGCAATGTTAGAAGCACAGGACTGGAGTGTAGACATGACAACTACAATAGGATGTCCTTTTGTACCAAAATATCAGATAAGTAATATTACAGCGTTTAACACGGATCCATTTAATGCATGGCGTAGTGCTTTTCGAGAATGTACAAAACTAGCTAGTTCAGCTATTCCTGACTCAGATAATACTGATAATGAGTACAGATTAAAAGTTTGGCAAACCAAAGGCAAAGATAAACAGTTTGGTGAATATGCTATATTAGGAGCAAAACAAGGTGCTGATTTTGGATACGAATACAGAAATAAAAAAGATATTCTAAATAATATCAACGACTTTGATTGGCTAAAGGAGGTATTTGATGACGCAACTTCATGAAACAGGTTCACATATTGAAGGAAAACAATATAAAGAAAATTTACATTGGATGCACGGTATAGATGAATATTTGACTTATATCAATCATCCACAACTTGAAATATATACAAGAATTTACAATGCAATGTTACATGGCAACATTTGGAATATAAAAGACCTAATAAGCAGTGAAATTGACAGAGGTCGAATTGATTTAACTGATGAGTTTTTAAATATTCTATTAAGCCACTATACTGGATATGAATATGTTAATCATCGAAAAGTTTTGAGATATATTTCACATTGTGTCGATGATGATTATATTAGAAAAATTAGTAGTTGGAGTATAAAGTGGCAAAAAAGTGCTAATCTAAATGATCATTTTAGTAGAGGACAAATGAAAAGTAAATGTTGGATGGTCGAACAATTAAATGAAGTTTTTCCAAACACATATTTAGGTGTAGTTGCACATTATGGAGGTTGGTATGCTACTGTAGCTAAAAATATTTTCAACAACTTTAAAGTTACAAATTATTATAATTTAGAATTAGATCAACAGTGTATCGAGATTGCAGATGATTTTAATTATGAACAATATCATAACAAATGGCAGTTTAAAAGTGTTGAGAAAGACTGTGGCAGTATAACATATGATGAGAACAAGAGTTTTAATGTACAAATTGCTAACCAACAACACAACATGGTAAATGTAAATATAAAACCAAACATAGTTATAAACACCAGTTGTGAGCATATGAACGAAGATTGGTTTCATAATTTACCTGACGGTATGTTAGTATGTTTACAAACAAACGATTACTTTAGCAACGAACAACATGTAAACTGTGTAAATGGCTTAAATGAAGCAAAAGCTAAGTATCCTCTGAAAGAAATTTTGTATGAGGGAGAAATTGAAACTTGGCTATACAATAGATTTATGCTAATCGGAGAAAAATAATAGATAAGTTATCATTACGTGAGATGCAAACAGAAGCCGCAAGAGCTTTATCTACTATGGAAGCATCAAACAACAACATAGCACAGTTTAATAAAAAAGCACACCACAACAGTCAATTGTGGTATCAAGCAGTAATTGAATGGTATGTAGAACAATATGGTGATTTACCAAGTAAAGTCGGACCGGGTAAATATATAAAATTAATAATGGAGAAGTAAGTGTTATTCAAAAATTCACAAGACGATTGGGAAATTGATCTTCCAGACAGTGTTAAAGATATAGGTGTTAAGATTAGTGGCGGTGCTGACAGTGCTATTGTTGCTTATATGCTAGCAAAATATGTTGCAGAAGAAAGACCCGACATTACTATACATCCTGTTACAGCAGTTGCACAAACTAAACCCTTTCAGCAAATCTTTGCTGATAAAGTATTGCGTAAAATTGAAGAACTAACAGGTATTAAATTTGCACAGCATCAGTATAAAATGATTAGAAGTGATACTGTTGAAAATTATATCAGTGACCAAGAAGAATATTTCGATAGTTTAGCTCATTTATATCAAATGAGATTTGCTGGGTTAACTGCTAACCCTGATCCAGAAGATGCACCCGAACTTTTTGATGGAGATCATGCGACTCCGGGTAGTTATGGTGTAAAAGATTTGGACAGAACTAA